GATAGCCACAAAGAGATTGTGGATGACGCTGAACGGATCATAAATCAAATTTCGTGGTCGGCTGGCGAAATGAGGATCGCTGTGGGGGGCTATGTTCCGAAAACTGTCAGCAGACGCAGCAGACGGGGCGCGTCTTATATTATCAGCACAAGTCAAAGCGCAAGACATGTTGTGGACAGCCACACTTCCGGGAGGACGTCGCGTAGCAAAGTCATAGGAAGCGACGTGATGCAATGGCCTAGGGAGCACCAGCTCGCGTTCCTTGGCGGAATCGTGGACTCGGATGGCTGTGTCAGCACGACTAAAAGAGGAACGAAACAGGTATTCATAAGCACGAGAAACCAATCCCTGGCGCATCAGCTGTATCAGATCCTGGCCAGGTGCGGGATTATGTCGTGCATCAATAAAGCGCAGCGAGGCGGCACACGGATGCTTCCTAAATCTGCTGGCACAGATTATCAACTCCGGCTCAGAAACGACTGCGTGACAGACATTCCATCCTTTAAAATTTCAGCTGTTGCTGATGACTTGAAGGCGAACAGCGTTGGATCTAACGATAGATGGACGACCAGTCGTTACCTTTACACGAAAGTACAGAGCATTCGTGAATTCGATTTCAATGGTTTCGTGTATGACTTACAGGTGGACGAGGACCATTCTTATGTTGCTAACGGCTATGGAGTATCGAACTGCATATCGTTGTTTACAATATGCACAAAATGTGGAAACATTGCAGCAGATGATTCGCAGCTTTGCCCATGTGTTCAATATGAAGGAAAGAGAACCCCATACGCTGATGAAAACGGGGTTCAACACATAATATCCGAATTGATTGGTCATGTCAGCGTTCCAAACTCAAACCAGTTTATTGAAGCTTCGTGGGTCAAAAACCCTGCGTTCACAGGAGCTGTTAGAAGAAACTTCCTGAACGCGGACACCATCGCCGTTGCTTCGAAACTTGGAGAAGCTGCTAGGATTTACGAACTTCGTCAGAATGAAATTAATCCTGACAACATGAAACGGGCGGCATCGATGAGAAAAGCTCAGGGACAGGATTCTGATCAGGGAAAGCCTTCAGTTGACAGCCGGGGACAGGATGCTGTGCAAGGACAGGATGCTGTGCAAGGACAGGATGCTGTGCAAGGACAGGATGCTGTGCAAGGACAGGATGCTGGACAGGATGCTGTGCAAGGACAGGATGCTGTGCAAGGACAGGATGCTGGACAGGAAAATTTTGACCCTGGACAGGGGGGTTTTGACTTCGGAGGTGGCGGCGGAAGCGGCGGCGGAAGCGGCGAATCATTTGATCCTGAACAAGGCCAAGGACAAAATCAAGGCCAGGGCGGAATGGATGAAATGGTTGAAAAGGCGCAAAGTCTTCTTTTGAAAAATTTGGTGAAAAGTCTTGAAGAAAGGCTGCAACCGAAGCCAGAAGACGTGAAAACTGTTGCGCCATCTCATTCAATCAATTGGGAGAACTCTGGTGGAAACGACAACATAGTGAGATCGTCTCAAGAATTTTCAAGACGATTGCGCAGGGTTTTCACGAGCAAAAATTTGATCAAGTGGGCTGAAAAAGCTTACAAAACAGTTCATGTTGGCGGGGTTGACAGCATTCGATCAAACAACATGACGTCTCGAGATTTGATAGTCCTTTCATGGATTGAGGACTGTGTGAATGGACGCAAATATTCGTCAAATCTGTACAAGATAGCAATGAATATTGGAGCGTCCTCTGCTTATCCGAGTTCTAAATCGTTTGTTGCCGCGTGCAGCATGCGTCTCGGACGAGCTCCGACTGCTGAAGAAAGTAGATTTTTCATCTGGAAGGGCAGGGTTGCCTCTCTAGCTGAGTTTTAAAACATTGATGAGAAGAGTTCCGATAGGAGGCATTTCAGGCCATGCGTCAGCGAACAACTTGGAAGCAGACACCACGCAGCGCTTCAACTCAGCGTCGAGCCGACGATCTCTACACAATGAACCGCGACGGTGGGAACCCACAGCCAGCGGTCAATGAATATGAGAACGGAGACCCGTCGACTTGGGCAGAAGACGTAAACTCCGGTTCGTCTGTGGAAAAGGAGTACGCAGGCGGCGTTGTTAAACGCAATGAAATTGGATTCCCTGAATTCAGAGAAGACACCTGGAACCATGCTGGCACTCGCCCATTTGGAAAAGGTGGACAATATGACAACGCGAAGCTTGCCTCTCAGCGGAAAGCAAGCGCGTGTGAGCGTGTTGCTCGCGCCATTCTTCGAACGGATGACGATAGCCTGATTGAAGCAACAACGATGGACCTCATGAACCTTCCTGCGCAGGCTCTTGTTGCTACCATCAAGCGCATGGATCAGGTTTCTCCCTCCTCTTTGTCGGAAAACAGCCGTTATCGTCGTGCTCTGGCCTGCACGAAACTTTCGGCTCTTCTCCTCACCGAAGAAGCTCAAGAGGGGGCGATTGAGCGTCTTGCGGCTCTTTTCAACAGCCTCGACGATTTCACGCTCAAGGGAATTTTGAGCGTGGTTGCGTCCTCTCGTGTTGCTGGCGATGGTGACTCTGAAGAAAGTGAGTCCGCTGAGCATGAAGAGGAAGAGGAAGAGGAAGAGAAGCCCAAGGAATCGACGGCTGCTGCACAAGGCGAAGAAAACAAGGGCGAAGAGGGCGAAGAGAATGAGGGCGGCATCCTGACAGATTCAGACCTTGACAAGCTCAAGGAAATGATGCAAGACGTCGTTGAAACTGCTGAAGCCGCTGAAGTTGAAGCGCAAGGCGGTGACGTTGACGATCTTCAGCAACTTTTCGAGGGTGAGGGTGAGGGCGAGGGCGAAGGCGGGGCTTCGACTGAACAGTCTTCCAACTCTCCAGTTGACATCACCTTTGACGAAGGTGAAGAAGAAACAGCTGGCTCAGTGTCAATGGCCTCGGATCTCGATGGTCTCTTTGACACTGAAGAGAATACTGCTCAACGTGAGCTGCAAGCTTCCCAAGCCAGCAATTTCAGTCAGCGAACCGCTTCGAGCAAAGGTGTGAAAAAGCTCGGTCAAGTCAGGGTTGCGAAGCCCGCTTCCATTGACGAAAACCTTGAAGCTTTGTGGGAACGCCCAGAATGACTGAAATGATAGTTTGAAAAAATTTTCAAACTATCATTTGATACGCATACAGGATACGCAGACAAACGCAGTGACGGAGGTTTTATCGAAGGAAGAACTGTTGAGGATCTGAAGAGGCGACAGTTTCGCGGAAACGGACTGAAGCTACCTCTGAAGTGAACCGCAGAACGACTGGCGATTGAACCAACGGGAACTGGAGGAAAAATGGGTAGCATCGGTGGTTCCGCATCAGGCGATTTTCGCCTCGGTCAAGGGGCCCTGCGTATCGTGTACAGCATGAGCAAGGACACCATTCCGGTCCTTGCTGCTGACGGTTTCACGCAGGCAAACCCGAACGTCGTAACAAACGCGCTTGCACGGTCGACAACTCTTCCAGCGAATGTGAAGCTGGGCGCTCTCGGCGGGTCTGTTGCGTTCATCCGACCTGATTCTGGGTCCAACACGGTTGGCGGCGCTGTTCTCGTTGGAGCAGCCTACGTCGTCAACACTCGTCCAATCGGGTTGTTCATCAACGACGCGCTCGGAAACGCGTTTGAGAACACCCCTGGCGTCGCGTCTGGCAAGGGTCCGTTCCTTCGTGGCGGCGCCATCGGCGTGAAGATCTACGAGACGCAGCAGCAGACGGTTGCTGGCGGAGGCGCTGTTGGCGATCCGCTCACTGCGTACGCTGCTGGACAGAAGCTTTATGCTTCTGTCAACGGATACCTCACCAATCGGTGGCAGGACTCTTACGAGTTTCAGTGGATTGACGGAGTTTCCGGTTCCGGAGCCGCATCCGCCTGCATCGAGCCCGATGTGACCTGCATGGGTCTCATCCTTTCACCCCCTGATTCGACGAGTGCCGAGCTCTTCGCCGAGCTCAAGTACTGAGAGGAGAAGAGACCATGGCATTTGGCGTACAGGTTGTTGACAACACAATCAAAGAACAAACCGTCGACAGGTACATTGGCACTTCCCAAGGTCGGAAGCGTCTTGCATCGTCGATGATCCAGCCTCTGCGCGAGCGCAGAGACTACTCGTCTGTTGGTCGCAAGACCTTTTTGGTCGAGCAGCTCCCGGACGGTTCGCTCCCGATCTACGACAAGGATCCGGACGTCATTGCGTACGTGATTGGCGAAGAGGGTGAGAGCATCACCGCCGTTGCCAAACCGCGCCGCGTGATCTTCCCCTTGTTCGAGGTTGCCGCTCTGCCCAAGGCCCCTCTCACGCAAATCAAGGAGCGTCGTTATGACCTCTTGAAGCGCATGCAGGACCTTGGCAAGGCCCAGATCCAGGCCGCAGAGGACGACCGCGTCTTCTCGATCATGGACGCAATTGCGATCAACGGATTCGATTCGCTTCCGGGCGGAACGAACCCTGACATCCCGGTTGTTGCCCCGATTTCCCCGGCTGTCCTCGCTGACGCCTTCTCGGAGATCGAGCGCCATGACCTCCGCGTCGCTCGCGTTTACATGAACGCGGTCGACTATGCCGACATCCGCAAGTTTGGTCGTGACGTGCTCGACATCGAGTCGCAGGCGACCCTGTGGAAGACCGGAATGATGGCTACGGGCTGGAACGCCCAGTTCATCGTTTCGCGTCTCGTTCCGGCTGGCGTCGTGTACATCTGCTGCGAGCCCGAGCAGTTTGGGCGCATTCCGGTCCGCACCGAGCTGACGGTCCTCTCTGCGGATAACCCGGAAGAGCGCACAATAGGATTCAGCATGTTCGAGAATATCGGAATTGGAGCCTATAACCCGAGGGGTCTTGTCAGGCTTATCGTACAGCGCTGACACGGAGAAAAACGTATAACGAAAACGCCCCGATTTGACCTGGCTCATTTCGGGGCGTTTTCGTATTTAGTTTTTCTTATTTGAAATTATGTTTGAAAATATGTTTAGCTTCTTTATGTTTGAATGTATTTTCTAACATGGAAGAAATGTTTGAGTGTAGAACCTGCGGTAAGCCTACTACTGACTTTCGTTACCTGAAGTCCAAGACCGGTAGGCTCAATCGAGCCTTGGACTGCCAATCTTGTGAAAGGATCAAGGCCAGAGAGTCTCGTCGGGCAAGATATGCAACTCCAGATGGACGCTTGGCTATACTAGAAGCCAACCACCGATACCTGACTAAGCCTGAAGTGTCGGAAAGATTGTCCGTAGAAAGCAAACGCAGGTATGCTGGCGATGACGCGGTTAGAGATGCAGCAAAAGACAGGGCTAGACAGTGGCGCACGGCCAATCACGACCATAAACGAAAAAACGCCAAGCGATATTATCAGGAAAATCGTGCTTGGATCTACGAAAAGTCAAAGAAAAAG